ACTTAGCTGTAGCAGGTGCTAAAATTAAAACAGATGCAATATCAGCTCAAACTGCTCTAGCAGCAGAACCAGCAGATACTGACGAGTTTCTTGTTAGTGATGCAGGAGTATTAAAAAGAATAGACTATTCACTTATAAAGGGTGGTGGAGCTTTTAATTTATTATCAACATCAACAATTTCTAGTGGAACAGCGGCTGTAAATATAACGTCAAATATAGATAGTACATTTAAAAATTATTTAGTTACAATAACAAATCTACATGCAGCTAGTGATGGTGCAGTTCCAAGAATAAGATTTTTTTCTGCACAAGGTTCACCTGATACTGGAAGTAGATATGTATATTCTGCTGTTGGCTGGAGAAGTAACTCAGCTCAAAGATCACACGATACAAGTGGCAACGATCATGGAAGTTTAGGAAATCAAGAACAAGGTGCTGCTAATGATGAGGCTTTTAATGCTAAAATATATTTAAACGACCCAGCTAGTACAACATTTCAAACAGTTGCTGATTTTACTGCTGATTATATTAACTCATCAGGTCAAACAATTACTATGAGTGGTATGACAAAATATAATTCTGGTGATGGCTCAAATCCAGTGACTGGTATTAGTATTTTTATGTCATCAGGAAATATTGATAGTGGGATTTTTAAACTTTACGGAATAACATAGGAGTAACCAATGGCTTTATCTAAAGTAAATTTTAATAGCCTTAACGTAACTCCCTCAGCTAGTAAATTTTTAGCATGGGACGGGGATGCAGATGCTTTAGCGGCTGCAGATATTGGTGGTGCTTTAACTTTAATAGCTACAGCAACTGCTAGTAGTAGTTCCTCTCTATCTTTTACAAGTGGAATAGATTCTACTTATAAAGAATATATATTTAAATATATAAACATACACCCAGCAACAAATAATGCAGATTGGGAATTTAATGTATCAATAGATGGTGGGTCTAATTATAACGTAGTAAAAACAACAAATGCTTTTCAAGCGGCCCATGGTGAAAGTACAAGTACCGACTTTACTAACTTTGCTTATAAAGCTGGTTTTGATTTAGCACAAGGAACAGGTTATCAAGACCTTGGTAATGAAGTTAATAATGCAGATGATTCATCTACTGCTGGTTTTTTACATTTGTTTGATCCAAGTAATACAACCTTTGTTAAAAATTTTATACAAAGGGGAAACGTATGTTTTACTGGTAGATCAGTTGATGTATTTCATGCTGGATATGCAAACACAACATCAGCCGTAGATGCTATTGATTTTAAATTTTCTAGTGGCAATATAGATAGTGGGGTTATAAAAATGTATGGAGTATCATAATGGCATTAACTAAATATAATTATAATAGTTTTGATGTAACACCAGTTGCTAGTAATGCTTTTACTTTTAATGGAGATGCTGATGGTTTAGCTACAGCATCTTCAGGGGCAATGAATTTAATTAAAACTCAAACTATTAGTTCAAATACAGCAACTATATCATTTATACATGGAACATCTGATGTGGTTTTTGATGGTACATACGATAGTTATATTTTTAAATTAATAAATATTCATGGAGATGGAAGTGGTGGGTCAAATGAAAGTCCAATTAGTTTTAATTTTACAACAGACGGAACAAACTTTAACGTAACTAAAACATCAACTTCTTTTCGTGCTCAACATACTGAAGGTGATAGCACTGAATTAGCTTATACAGCTGGTGATGATTTAGCACAAGGAACTGGTTTTCAAGTTCTTTGCCAAAACCAAAAACACGCAGATGCTGATGGAGCTGGTTGTTTTAATTTACAAATTTTTTCACCTGCCTCGACCACTTTTGTAAAACACTTTATAAGTGATTCAAGTGTTATGGGAAATGGAGTTCAAGCAGCAAGAAATTATATAGCTGGGTATGGAAATACTACATCTGCAATTACAGGCGTGCAATTTAAAACTGGAGTAGGAAATGTTGCCAGTGGAACATTTAAACTTTATGGGATATCTAAATAATGGCTTTAAGTAAATTACAGTTTAATAGTTTTAATGTAACACCCTCTGCTGGTAAGGGTATCAGATTTAATTCTGGTGCTAATGGTTTTGAAACTGCAAGTGCTGGGGGTAATGTAGCATTAATTAAAACAACAACTCTTGGAAGTGCAGCAGCTTCTATTTCTTTTGTTGATGGAGCAAGCTCTGTTGTATTAGACAGCACTTATAAAGAATATATATTTTATTTTAATAATATTCACCCAGCAACAGATGGTGCTAATGTACAGTTTCAAGTTAGTACAAATACAGGTTCAAGCTATGGTATAGCCATAACATCAACTTATTTTCAATCACAACACGCAGAAGATGATAGTGAAACAGCATTAGAATATGATGGTGGACAAGATTTAGCACAAGGAACTGGTTTTCAAACTATACTAGGTAAAGAACCTGGTAATGGTAATGATGAAAGCACTAGTGGTTTTATGCATTTATTTGATCCATCTAATACTACATTCGTAAAGCATTTTATAGCAAGAGGTAATTGTCAAGATGCAGGACCAATGAGTAGAGATGGTTTTGCTGCTGGGTATATAAATACTACAAGTGCAATAGACGCAATACAATTTAAAATGAGTTCAGGCAATATGGATGCTGGAACCATAACAATGTATGGAGTTACCTAATGTCAGTAGTATCTGCAAACAATAATGCTTTATCAGCAATCACAGCTTTACCAGCTAGTATTAGTGGTGGTGAATTAAATTTAATATCTACACAGACAGCTAGTGGTAGTGCCAATTTATCTTTTACAAGTGGAATAGATAGTACGTACAAGGAGTATGTATTTAAGTTTATAAATATACATCCAGCTACTGATAATACAACTTTTACTTTTAATTTATCTGTTGACGGTGGAAGTAACTATAATGTTGCTAAAACAACAACTGTTATTAGGGCTTTTCATGATGAGGGAGATAGTTCTACTGAATTAGATTATTTAGATGGGTTAGATTTAGCACAAGGCACAGGAGTTCAGGCTCTTGTTGAAAATATTGGAAATGGTAATGATGAAAGTGTTTCAGGAACTTTACATCTTTTTGATCCATCTTCAACAACTTTTGTTAAACATTTAATTTGGAAAGTACCAAGTTATGCAAGTTCAAATGCTATGAATATTCAATATGGTGCTGGTTATGGAAACACAACTTCAGCAATAAATGCAATTCAATTTACTATGGGTTCAGGCAACATAGACAGTGGAGTTATAAAATTATATGGCATTAGTTAAATACAATAACAATTCTATAAGTAGCATTACAGCAGTTGCTGGTTTATCTAGTGGTGCAATGAATTTAATTACCACAAATACAATATCATCTGGAGTATCATCTTCTTCTTTTACTTCTAGTATTGATAGCACATACGATACTTATATGTTTAAATTTATAAATATTCACCCAGCTGCAGCTGAACATTTTCAATTTCAAGCTAGTACAGATACGGGTAGTAATTATGGAGTAACTTTAACTTCAACTTATTTTCACGCAACACAGAATGAAGCTGGCAATAGCACGTCTTTATCATATGTAGCTGGAAAAGATTTAGCACAATCAACAAGTTTTTTAAGACTTATAGATAGCACAAGCACAGCAAATGATGAAAGTGGAAGTGGTACATTATTTTTATTTTCACCATCTAACACAACTTTTGTTAAACATTTTATATCAAGAACTTCACAGGCTGCTACTGGAGCAAAAGATGGTTTTGTAGCAGGATATTTTAATACAACTAGTGCAATAGATGCTATACAATTTAAAATGTCTAGTGGAAACATAGATAGTGGAGTTATCAAAATGTATGGATTGAGTAAATAATGAGCATAGTTAAACTAAATAATAATGGTGTAAAGAACGCAACTGCTTTTGGTAGCATAACAGGATTAGGTAATTTAATATTAATTAAAACACAAACTGCTAGTAGCTCAGCATCTATATCTTTTGTTGATGGTACTAGTTCAGTAGTGCTAGATAATACTTACAAAGAATATATATTTTATTTTAATAATATTCATCCAGCTACAAGTGGTGCAGATTTTGTATTTAATATGAGTGTTGATACAGGTTCTAATTATAATGTAACTAAAACAACAACTTATTTTAGAGCAGCACATTCTGAAGGCGATCAAAATCCTGACTTTGGATATGTTACAGGTAGAGATTTAGCACAAAGTACTTCAGATCAAATATTAGGATCGACATTAATGAATGATGCTGATGCAGGAGTATCAGGTTCTTTACATCTATTCGACCCATCTAGTTCTGTGTTCGTAAAACATTTTAATTCAAGAGTTAATATTATGGAAACAGGTGCTGGTATTTCTAATGATAATGTTATTGCTGGTTACGCAAATACTACATCAGCAGTTGATGCTGTAATTTTCAAAATGTCATCAGGAAACTGCGATACAGGAACAATCTCACTTTACGGAGTAAATTAACAACAACAACAATAAATAGGAGAAACAAACATGCCAAGATATAAAATGGTCAACGGTGAAAGAATCCAATTCACAGCAGCTGAAGAGACAGCTAGAGATGCTGAAGAAGCAACTTGGGCTGATGGTGC